GCCTGTTGTTGGTTGCTCAAGTTAGCAAGCTGCAAAGTAGAGTATTTGTCAGCGTCTTGTTTGGCAATCTCAATGCCTGATTCGGTTACGGCTTGCACCATTGCTGCTGCTGCCATAGAACTCGAACCCAAACCACGCTGCTGCATGATCGAACTGACCTTGCGAACTTGTGGTGCAGCCCACGCCGGAAGAGGCTGACCAGCTACAATCGAACTCATCAACTGGCCCATCTGATACTGGGTCGTTGCTTGCGGGTCCATTGTTGCAGTCTGGGCTGTTGCAAGTGCTTGCGGAGATAGGGTACCTTGTGCAGCGTTAACCAGTGCTTGTGGGTTTACTGTTCCCTGTGCAGCAGTCATATTTGCTGGCTGGGTAACTGCAGCAGCCTGATAATTATTTGCTGCCTGTGCTGCTGGGGCAGTTTGATTGTACATACTAGCACTTAGGCCAGATGGTACCGGCGCAGAAACAGCAGCCATCTTAACATTGGCATCTGTCAAGATTTCGTTAGTTTGTTCGGTCAGGGTTACCGGAACAATTTCTTGTTTCGGATCTAGGGCTGGTTGATCAGCCTGTTCGGTCTGTGCTTTTACAAGTTCTTTTGAAAGAGCGTCGCCGGTTTTACCTGTCAATACTGCCATCTAGTTATCCCCTACCTCTTGTCCAAAGCTTTATCTAGTTTGTCTTCAACCCGATGCAAAGCTTCCATGACACGGCGCATATCATCGCGCACATCGTTACGAGTCGCGTAATCTTCACGAGTCTTGTTTAACAAGATCTCAATGCGCTTCTGTTCTTTGGTCGTTGCATTTGCCCACCAAGCACCACCTGCAAGGATCAAGCCGACGAGCATATCTATGAGGTTGTGCATTTCCATTCTGTTAAGCTGGTGTTTCTTGACCAGCCGCCCAAGCGGCAATAGCAGCCTGTTCTGCATCATAGGCAGCTTGCCAAGCATCTATACAAAACTGGTACGGTGACAAGTCACTGATAGTTGTATTGCTTGGGATGTTGTTTACATCTTTAGTCTCAAGATCACCGCTGGATGTGTCCCACTGCAAAGCGTGGAAGTTATCAGGCAATGCAGACAAGTCTAAATCCATGTACGCAACACCGTCTTTAACAACAGTGCCATCTTCTTTAATTATTGAAATTTTCATTGTTTTACCTCTATCAAGTCTATAAGGTTTGGTTTCTGTATTTTAGTTAGTAACTCGTGACTTTGTTCACTTTGTCTCACCATCTCATTGCGGAAGCTTTCTACAGCAGAACCAGTTTGCCGTGATTGTTGGGCGTTTTCTATTAACATAATAGGTAGCCAAGCAACTGCACATCCAAACTCGTCTATTTGCTTACCCGTATTCGGATCAGTTCCCGCAAGTTTAACAAACCAAGCGCAGTCAAGCTTCTTGCATGGTTTGAAATTGTTGAGGGGGCAATTGTCTTTTATGTCTAGCTGCATACTTAATCTTTCGTGGCAATAATTACATCAACATACTGAACATTGATTGCAGCTTGACCGCTTGAGAATGTTGCTGACAATGAGTGACTGTGTGAGCCGCCGCCACCTGTTGCTCCGGTATTAAAGAAAGTGGCTGGCGAACCGCCTCTACCAGCCACACCACCAACTGGGCCGGGGTTGGTGGCATCACACAGACTGGTGTGTGTATGAGACGGGATCTCAGAAGTGCTAAGTGTGTGTGAACCAGTAGAACCACTAATAGTACCCGTTACCGATGGTGTACCCAATGCTGTAGCAAATGCGGTAGAACCACCTGTACCTACCGTACCGTTAACAATACGAATGGCTTTGTCGTTGTGGGTAGTATCTTTTGTCCAACCGGTCGGTGCAGCAGTTTGCTGAAACAACATCTTTGTTCCTGAGGGTGTTCCGCTTGCAGCAAGAGTAGTCGAGATGGATACATTGCCAGATCCATCAATGTTTGTTGCAGAACTCGTCACATCCCCTGAAAGAGTGATTGTGCGGGTTGTTGCCCACTTGGTAGCTGTTGCAGCATTTCCTGTACAACTTCCAGAACTACCGCTTGCATTTCCTGTAAGGTTTGCAGTAATAGTTCCTGCACTAAAGTTTCCGCTACCGTCACGGGCAACGATGGTACTTGCTGTATTAGCGTCTGTTGCGTTCGAGGTAACAGTGAATGTCCCACCTTCTGAACTAGATGATCCAGAAAGACCTGTGCCGCTAACTGCACCTGTAGCTACGTAATTACCAGTCGTGTCTGTACCAAGCGCAACAGAGTCAGGTTGAATTGTGGCAGTTCCTGTTACATTTCCAGAACCGTCAAAAGAAGCAGATGTCCAAACTACATCTCCTGTCATACCTATCGTGCGACCTGTTGCAAGAGCCGTAGCTGTAGCTGCGTTTCCTGATGTAGAGGAAGCCGTAGTAGCAGTGTCCGCGTTTCCAGTTACGTCTCCAATCAAATCAGCCGTGATTGTCCCCGCACTAAAGTTACCACTTGCATCTCGCGCCACAATGGTACTTGCAGTGTTTGCATCTGTCGCGTTAGACGTTACGGTAAATGTTGCGCCTTCCGCGCTTGCTGAACCAGACAATCCGGTTCCCGATACTGCACCAGCAGCAACGTAATTACCAGTGGTCTTTGTTCCTAGCGCAATCGAATCATTAGCAATTGCGGAAGCTGTTACAGCCCCAGCAGCAAGACCAGCAGATGTAATCAGCGGTCCTTCGCCAACAGTACCATCGTGTGAGTGGCCTGTTGAAGCATTAAAGGCAGATTGAAGGGCATCAAATTCGCCGTCCAAATCCGCCGCATCAATTACGTTACCATCTGCGATATTATTCGCGGTATCGTTTCTAACGTATCCTGTACCCATTGGTTATCTCCTTCCATATAATGCGTACTGGACAGTCGCAGCATCTATGGTAAATGTTGAGTCGGTTGTTTGTCCTAGTGTTTCATATAAGAGTGAAACGGTGAAACCAGATCCCGTGACAGGAACCTGATAGATTGCACGTTGTTTTGTTCCGTACGTTGCGGTTCCAAATACGCCTGTTCCAAATGTCACTGCTGCACCGGTTGCATTATTTAGTGAAATTGGCAAGGGCTGCACAGAACCTGCTTGGTCAAAATCGTACTTAACAGAAAGCTGAATATCAAATATTCCATCTGCATCTACGTAAGTCGTGGCTTTGTAAAGGGTCTTACGTAAGTTTGGATCTTGCAAAGGAACGAACGGAGTAGCAAACGTAGCTGTTATGTTTGTCCCATCAAATGTGTTTCCTTGTTCCATACGATAAACGTAATCGTCATCTCCGCCGAAGAATATGTACTCTACCCCTCCATCGTACTCGCTGTAGGATGAGTATACTTTAAAACCTCGCAGATCGTTCCATACAATAGACTCCTGCAATTGTGTCCCTGCAATTCCCTTAGAGGCGGATGGCTGAAAAGAACTATTGTATCCGAATATTCTATATTGGCTTTTTTCTCGTATGACGCAGCTAGAAAAAGAAGAACTGCTTCTAACCATATCTAAGACTTCAGTTTGAATAGGTTTAGATATAACAGCTAATGAAAAGTCTCCCACGCGGTCTGTAGCAGAAAATGTACGAAGGCCGTCTGGCCCCAAGAACATTATATCGCCGCCGATTTCTTGGATTGTGTCCGGTTCTACACAACCCAAATCACGAGAGACTGGCTGGAGAACAAAATCTCCTACACTAGAGCCTACAAGACGATTAATCCGGCTTTGGCTAAAGATAATAAGCTGATCACGAAATACTGTTAAACCAGTAACTTCATCACCTACGTTTATTATACCACCGCCAGAAGCACTTGTAAAGTCTTCATCTTCGTAGGGTGCAGAAAAAAGCACATTGTTGCCGTTTGCAATAAAGATGTGATTTTTAAAATTAACTACAAAATCAGAGCCAGTAAAGTCAGAACTGAGAGAAGTTAGTTCTTTGAAGGTAGTCCCGTCGAAGGTAAACGGCTTATTCGTTCCGTCCACAAGCATAATCTTTTCAGTGCCGCTAAAATTGTATTTGAGGAATCTTACCTTACCTGCACCAGCATTTAAGTTTATACCTGTGCTGCTAAAAGTAGCGTTATCAGTAACTTCTGTCCAGCCGCTACCGCTAGACCTAAACAAGCCGTCGTTTTGTGCGGCGTATACTCTACCATCGTAATACACCAAGCCTCTGACTGGACCAGTGTTTCCAATATTGTTAGAGTCGTACTTGCTGTAACCTTCGATTCGACGATACCCACCAGATTGTGCCGGTTCAAAGTTACGTAAGATACGAGCAGAACCCGGAGCACCTAAACCGTGCTGCAAAGGAGACAGGTTTGTGATTAAGCCGCCCTTGAGTTCAAAGGCGTTGGTGGTCCAACGATCTGGCATCTAAACCGCCCTTGCGTAGATGTTTTCATTCACGTTTTGCGTACGCATACGTTTCATGCCGTCTTCAAACTTTTGAAATGACGTACGTGCAGATTCGATATTGTCGCGGAACATGTAGGCGTAGTACATACCACCATCTACGATAACGTGTCGGTATCTGTACGGAATTGTCGGTACATCTGTGTCGTTTACCAAGTCAGCAGGATACATATAATATTCATACTTGATAGAGTATGCAGCATTAGGGATGGGTGCAAAGATTATATCGTTGTCTTGCGACCGTACAACGTATTCAGGCGCAGATCCCTGACTTGCTGTTTTGTACTCATCATCAATAAACCGACTCACATACTCGTCGTAAGAAAGCTGAGTTAACCGACGCGCACTTTCAACAAGCGGGGTAGTGCTTCGCTGTAAACGCACGGTATCAAAATCGATGTACTTAGCGTTCGCTGGTAGCGGATAACGTAGCTGTCCTGCAGTCATAGTTATGGTGTCAAAGTTATGATTGAAAGGCCACTGAAAATGTGATTGGTTAATGTCGCGTACAGCAGCGTTTACAGAATCTTTTATCTGTGAATAAACTCCTGTAGCCGTAGGGAATTGTGCAGATGTTAATTCTGTTTCGTTTAACCGACGACATATATCATTTGTTAATCCCAAGAAATCATATGCCATCTAGTTTTTCTCCACTACACGAAGTCTAACTTCTTGTTCAATTACGGTTGCATCACTGGCTGTCATCCGGCAGATGATGTTGTA